CTCTGTCTTATTTATGGCTAGTTGCCCCTTCGCCAACTCTTGAGCGTGGTTGTCGGCCATTGTAGCCAGTTCGTGAGCCAGTTTGTTCTTCTGGTCTTTGTCTTCGATGAATTTATCCAGCAGCCCTGTAACGGGGCCTATCAGTGCCTGTATCATTTTGCCTCGTGTCCCATCCATACAGCAAAAGCACCAGTAGCCGCTCCGACTATGGTGCTAACGAAAGCTGTTTGTTGTGTTGTTGCATCCGCGCCCAGTGACATAAACCAGTCACAGACGTTCCAAGCCATTAACGTAAAGGCTACCATCATTAGCCGGGGCAGTATCTTCCAGCGAAGAAACCGCTCCATTGTTACTTCACCCATCAGCCAGTTCTCTCATACGTTTCACTAACCGCTCTGCACGATTCGGAACCTGAGTGTACCATTTACTGTCTACCATTTCATCTGCCGCTTTTTCGTAATCGTGGTCGCGCACCGCTGCCCACATATTACGGAACCGCTCAAGGCGCGGATAGCCCAGATTAAACATCATATTGGCAATGATGTGCTGCAACTCATCACCGAATGTATCCCACTCAGGATACAGGCGACGACAGTCCTCTATTGTAATGAGGATGTCCAGATTGAACGCCTGATGCACACGTTCCTGTGTGACCTTGGTGCCTACAGGCTTGCCGTACTCAGGGTCTTCGACTTTGATTAAATGGCCGATACCCATCGTGGGCAGATCTAAATGATCCAAATATATCTCGTACTTACAGCCTTCATCAGCCGTAATTTCGTCCCTGAGTACGTCTAGTTTCATGCTACTGCTTCAGCCTCATCATGTTCGCCCTGCATCAGCTTAGAAGCTGTTACGCCTAGCTGGTATAGTGCCTCAGTCAATGTGTTGTCACTGGCCTTGCCACGGCCTGTCATAAATACCTCAACTGCCTCGCCTGTCTGCGGGTGGAAACTAACCGTCACCGCTAGTCCGGCTCCGATGTCTGTCGTCACGCAAGGTCTTCTGTTCGGTAGGTTCATAATAAAGTTCCTCTATTGCTTTTTGCCAATTATCTGCCTCTAACTCTGAGTTCTCAAAAAACCCAGTGCCGCGATTCATTTTTTTCTGTTTGATAGCTGTTACAGGTAGAAAGTAACATGCTCGTTGTTCGCTTGAAACGAGAGCTATTATGTCAAAATCATAGCGCGTTGGTAAGCGTTTATTTCCGCCAAGACCAAGTTGAAACTCCAATTTGCTTCGGACGTTTCTGCTGATCTGTGCGGATTTTACTTGTATAAGAAGGCGTTGTCCGGTGTCCTTGTTCCAAGCCACTAGGTCAACCGAATCCTGAGTGGCAAGAGCAACGCCCCAACCTTGCTGTAAGATTGCGGCGGCTGCTATGTGTTCGCCGATTTGCCCGGCTACAGTGTGACCAATAGATTTAACGGCAACATGCCTAGTTCTCGCCATTCTGCATTTCCGCTATAAGTTTGTCCAAATACCAAGATGATTTCTGTAAGTCTTGAACCGCGTTCTCTTTGTGTTCAAATCTCCAGATATACTTGATAATACTGCCTTGGAGATAGTATTTATAGCCATCTCCAAGTGCAGCCTTTATAGCATCAATACACTCTATGTCACCCTGCTTGTAATGCGGTGGGTGGTTAACGAAATCATCAGCCATCTAAACCAGCGGCCTTCTTTACAGCGGCAATGTCACGATTCACCTTGGTTGCACCACGGCCACGCTTCGCCATCTTATTAGCCACATAATAGACCGTTGTGTGATCCTTATTCATTGCCCGGCCAATCTGAGGAAAGCTGAGTGTCGTATACTCACGAGCCAGATACATAGCGATATGCCGCGCATGTACAAACTCTTTTGACCTGCGGCCTGATAACAATTCGTTTCTGGTCAGGCCAGTCACTGTGCATGTAGCTCGTATAATGCGCTCCATAGGCGGCAAGCAGTGATGCTTTGGTGCCTCAATCTCAGAGGCTGTCAAAGTCCGCGCCGTAGTCGTGCCGAACCACTTTTTCAATATTTTCCCGAAAACATTCATGTCCACAAAACTCCTTTTTTGCCCCGTTCACAATGCCGGGGTCTATGTTCCAATCAAATCCCTTGCCACAAAAGCTGCATGTACCCGGCCTGACCGTGCGTTTTACTTTCACCGTTCTGGTGCGTTTCTTACCCGGCCACATTCCCCGAACCATTCATGTTGCTTTTGTCACGCATTTTCTGTGTAAGCATCAACAGTATCTCCGTTGACAGCTTCATCATTTCATCCTTGTCCATAGTCACCCGATAGACCTCATCATCCGTCTGGACAATGAGGCCATCAGTTACAACAGTGATCTTAAAAGGGGATACTGTCATTTAATGGCTCATTATTCGCACCATTTTGCTGCGGTGCCGCCCGGCGTGACCCATCGTCCTCTTCGACTACGAATGACAGAAAATCATTGCCTTTTTGGCTAGTTTTTTGCCAAGCAGACACTCTGTATTTCGTACCGTCAATCTCAAGATTGCCAGTCATATCAGGACGCTTTGGGTTGTCACCCTTGTCATTCGGGAACAGTACGCCCCGCATATTGTTGTCGTAATCAGCCATTAGCTGCTAACTCCTTTTTTCGATTAGTGAATAGATGATTGTAGTCTTTCGCCTTCGGGCCTAGTCGCGTGTAAAGTTTCTTCAGCGAATCTAAGTCCGGGGCTATCGCAATCTCCTGCTCAGTGCTTAATGGAGATGCAATCTTGTTGGGCATTTGTACCCCACCGCCGCTAGAGGTATTCTCATCACAAGTTTCGGAAGTGTTTGACGATGGGGTACGCCCCGCTGCTGGCTTGCGTGGAAGGCTGCTCCCACCACCAGCATCAGACGTTGCTGGCAAATCCTCGCCAGCGTAAATGTAGCAACCAAGACCCAGCAATGCGATTGCCTTGACCATACAGCGTTGCAGTGATGCGTTCACCTCAAAGCTGTTAGGGTTCTTGATTGGACGATTAGCGTGGTTCAGCACAGGCATAATCTCTGTGGCTGATTCCAGTGGCGTAACAGCACTTGCGTTACCCTCTGGCATAATCTTGACCGTGACAGTCACATATGCGTGACCGTCTGTATCCAGCATGTACGGCAGTTGGTTGCCGTTCACTTGGAACAGATGCTTAGTCACCTGTGCAGTAGGATAGTTCTGCTTGAGAATAGTCCAAGCCCACGCCCACGACAGATAAGTAAAACCGTTTTTCTTTTCGACATGCTTTGAGCAATCAATCTTGCTCAGTGTTTCCCATACATTAGACATTTGCCCATAACTCCTTTGCGTCTTTAACAAATTGATGTCCCCAATAGAATGGATGATTAAAGTCTGGCTCCATCAGACCAGCCAGCACCTTTGGATCGGTGCTTACTGCCAGAAGGTTCTGCCGGGTAATAGCCTTACGCCGGATTTCCTCAATGGCAAAATTAAGAGTGTCCTCTGACATTTTCTCGCAGTTATCTGAGTTGTAGATAACGCCATCTTCAGCAGACACATACGCGATGTTAGGTGTTGCGCCTGTGGCCTTCCAATAAACAGCGGCTTGCATAATATGCTCCCACGCTGGCTCTTTCGGCAGTGGTGCCTTAGTCCAGCCTCTTGTGCCGTCTTTCTTAACCGCACCCTGCCGGGGTGCCTTGGTCTTGATTTCGGCCAGTGAACCATCCTTAAACAAATCGACATAGCCCATAATAGGCACCAGCACACCGTCCAGCATCAGCTCGATTTTGCGCTCTTCTTGAGCGCCAGCAAACAAGGGAGATAGTAGGTCGATGCCTACACTAGCGGCGGCTGGTATCAGTTCGCGAAACTTGTCACGCTTATCTTGTGAGAAGTTTGCAGGGTGAAAGTCATAACCTGTTGTAGATTCCTCAACAGCCTCATCAATGTCCTGACCGTGGCACACGACAGCCTGTATGACTGTATGCACGGCAGTACCGAAAGCTGCGTTCTCGCCAACGATTATCTCGCGGCGTTTCTCTTTTGACAGGTAAACATATTCAAACATCCAGTTCGCCAATGGACGATTTAACTGACTTGGTGAGAAATGGTAGACACCTACCGATTTCATTTTTTCTAATAATTCCATTCCCAACTCCCTTGGCCGTATTGGCTTGATACCTTTTGTTACGAAATAGTAATTGACCTGTCAACAATAATTTTAGACAGATTGACATGTTGTTAATTTATATTTGTAGGAGAACTAAGTGAAACTGGCAGAATATATGATGATGCGGGGCGTTACACAGTCCGAACTGGCAAGGATTATGAATGTCACAAGAGCGTCAGTGAATAACTGGATTTATCATCGGACACCACCATCGGGGCAAAAGATGATGGAGTTGTATAGGTGGTCAGGCGGCAAGGTTGGGCTGAAAGATTGGTGCGGAGAGTTTGATGTTTAAGAAGCCACCCATCATTTACAAGAACCAGTTTAATCACACGATTGACCACGCGACTGAGTTTGAAAAGCTGCGGCTACTGAATATGGGTTGCCCGGACTTTGAAGATGACCCATCGGCATCGGGCTATGCTGACAAGCACGGTCAGTACAGTAAGCGGTCATTGGCTGAAGGTCAGATAATGACCGGCGTTGATATGGGTGATTTTCGCGGGAATGGGGAGAAAGTTAAGTGAGACAGAAAGATGATTTTTACCCTACGCCGCCAGAAGCTGTTGAGGCGTTGTTATCTATGGAAACATTTGACGGTGGTATATGGGAGCCAGCTTGTGGTGATGGTGCTATCAGCAAAATCCTTGCAACCGAATATGATGTGGTCAGCAGTGACCTAAATGATTATGGCTACGGGCAGACTGGCATTGATTTTTTAATGGAACAGAAACTGCAAGCACCGAACATAGTCACAAACCCGCCATACAAGAACGCAACTGATTTTGTGCAACATGCAGTCATGCTTGGCGCAAAGAAACATTGTTGGTTTTTACGTCTGTCTTTTTTAGAGGGTCAGGCTCGTTATGAAAATCTTTACAGTAAATTAAGGCCAGCTAGGGTGTGGGTGTTCAGCAAACGCCTAACACTGTGGCGCGGTGATGAGGAGCGGTCAGGTAATGGCACTACTGCTTACGCTTGGTTTGTCTGGGATGGTGTGCCTAATGAAACAAAACTGGGGTGGATATTATGACCAACGGACGCCGTAAGGGTGCCAATTTCGAGAGAGAGCTGGCACGAATGTGTATGGACGAACTGGGTATTGACGATGTGAAAAGAGACATCGAGCAATACAGAGCCGCAGACCACGGCGACCTGATTGGCATTGACGGCTGGACTGTCGAGGCCAAGAGGTATGCTCACGGCGTTATACACAAAGATGAGTGGTGGTCACAGGTTGAACGTGCCAGTGACGCATCCGGCACTGAGCCTGTGTTGATCTACAAATATGACCGCCAGCCGATTCGCTGTGTCGTGCGACTGTCCAGCATTAACGCTGACTATGCTGGCAAGGATGACCTTGCAACGATCAGCTTTGAAACGTGGTGCATGTTGGTAAGGGAAAGCTGGGCATGAACAGACCGTTATATGAGAGCGCACAAGATTTGCGTAATGAGCATGATGTCATCGAAAAGGTGTCACTACATCTGAACGCCGACTACAAGAAACTGCCGATCAGTTACAAGCTGGACTTTGCTATGCACAAAATGGCTAGTGGCTTTGTCTGGTTTTTCTGTGAGGTGAAGGTCAGGACGAACCCGATGAACAGGTATCCGACTATGATGCTCAATCTGGATAAGGTGATGGCTGCTCGTGACCTGTCAAAGCATACCGGGCTGGACAGTTATCTGATCGTGCAGTGGACTGACAAACTTGCAACGATCAATTTTGCAGAGGATTTTGACGTTGGCTTTGGTGGCAGACGCGACCGGGGCGACAGTCAGGATGTGGGGCTGGTGGCTCATTTTGAGATCAGCAAATTTAAAGTGATAGGGGAATAGAATGACGGACACACTGATAATTCGCAGTAACCTGCAAGAAAACTTTGCGGTGCTGCCAAATGAAATGATTAATGATGAGAACCTGACAAGCGATGCACTGGCGGTGCTGGTGTATCTGCTGTCAAAGCCGAACGACTGGCAGGTAAGGCCGACTAATCTGCGTAACCGATTCGGCTGGGGCAAGGACAAGGTGTACCGGGTTCTGGCAAACTTGGAACAGCTAGGCTATATGCGCCGCGAATCTGCTCGTAATGAGGGTCAATTCGCTGAAACCCGCTATTACGTTATGGATTCACCGTGTCCGCATTTTCCGGATACGGGAAAACCGGATCCGGTTTTTGAGGACACTTACAAAGAACAGAAAGAACAAAAGACAGATATAACTAAATCAAATAAATTACAGCGGCAGAAAAAACAGCTTTTAGTGGACTGGGTGCCAGATACTGAGGACAAGGTCTATGCCACTGATCGCGGCCTTGATTGGCAAGAGGTGCTAGAGGATATTCGTATCTGGAATGAGCAAGGCGGAAATAAAGCCGCCTATGCGTCCTTAAAGGCATTTTGGCAGGGTTGGGTGCGGAGAGAGGTCAAACGCCGTCCTAGTGCCGCCATTGCCCCAAAGAAGGCATGTCAGAGCAAGAAGGTAGCCACGCTGTCACCGAAGCAAGAGGAATATGCGAAATCAGCAGCTTTGAAGCTGGCGCATCAGTATAAGGATGAGTTTTTCCGTTATGATGACATCTTGAAGGCGGTTAATGCGTTTATGCTGACCGATCAGACAGATGAATCGTGGAAGGCGATTGGTCTGGGTTTGCCGAAACCGTTCTAAGCAAAAGAAAAGCCCGGTCAATGCCGGGCTGATCCTCTGTCGCAAAAGTAGCTAAAATAGCCATTTTAGTGACACTGGTTATTTGCTGTGATGGCAGACCACTTTGGCTTCATCCAGTATGGCTTGGCAGTAGCTGATAAGGTCAGCGTCTGCACCGTCTAGGACGGCTGTCTGGGTCAGCTTGTTAAGCGCACCCGCCATTGTGCTGTAGTACCCAATGACATCCCAATGGTCAGGACGTTGTGGGCTGGGCATATACTGCATCAGCGTGTGGTTGTATGGGTCAACATCAACTCTGAATTTGTCGTTGATGCTGACTGTTTGACGGTTTGGACTGGTCACAATTAACTCTCATCATCCAGATGAAAATGATGGTGCATTTGCCAGAAAGCCGTGCTTATGTTGCGCGGCGTATCGCAGTTATAGAGGTCAAAGCCATCCGACCATTCAGCAACAAAATCACGCAAAGCATCATGTGCTTTTTTGATTGCTTCACGCTGGGTTGGTGTTAGTGCGTCCATACCAGCTTTTTCAGCTTTGATGCGGTTGTCGCGGTCGATTTCCCATTGTTCTTTTTTAGCCATTGTTTTGGTTCCCTTGTGTTAGTGATTTAACGCGCTTTGTTGCGTTTTTGAGCCGTTGTTGCTCAGTGTCTGGCAATGACTGAAACATTGCCGACATTTCGTCCTGTGTTGGGTCAAAATGCTCAACATACAGGACAAATTCTAATGCTGACCGAATCTGTGACTGATTGTCGTCACCGTAATGGTCATAGAATGATTTTTCGTAATTATCCATCACTCAGCCTCATAACTTTCATAGATGTCATAATCGCTAACCGAAAACGGTTCGTGTTGAATGTTTGAACCGAATTGGGCATCTGACTGGTAGTCTGTTAGCTGCCGCTTGAGTTGATCGGTTGCCACTTGTTCGGCTGTTTCAATGCTATCAGCATCAATCAGCACGGTTTGCGTCACCATTGCGGTAACTTCGATATGAAATTTAGCCATTAGTTTTTCCCTTTATGTAACTTCCAAATAAACCATCACATAGCTCGTTTACTGAACCGCCGAAATGATCATAGAATGCTTTTTCGCAATCACTCACTATGTCTGACTGATGATCTTCTAGCATTGGTTGCTCAACACGACTGACCGCCGCGTCTGCCGATTCTTGGCTGATATAATGAGCGGCAACCGATTCGGTCAAAACGCTATCAAGCTCATTTATGCCGCCATTGGCGACAAGCTCTAAATGAGCAAGATATATTGCGGCTGGTATGCCTGACCGATTCACGGTCAATTCAACTGAACGATTGTCTGACCGATTATTCAACCGATTTGCGGCTTGTTTTAGATTTGACATGATAAACCCCTTTACTGTGTCAAGTTTAGATTAACAGGTTGAAATGCTATTTCAAGCATTATTTTTGAATCACCCTTTCAAAATGAAGCTAGCAACCGCGCTTGCGGCAAACGCTGCAAACAATGCTGCCAAGCCAGCCGGGCTGCTGTCACCCATTGCGGCTATGATGAAGGCCAGCACAACCGATATTGTGCCGGTTGCGCTTGCCATTTTTTCGCGGCGGTTCATAACGCCATTTCCTGTTCATTCATTGCGTTGGTCAATTCAAATAACGCCTCACGAACAAACTGCCCGGACACTGTCCAGCGATCAATACCGCCGTCAAGATTGACACCGGGACAATCGCCGTCAATGGTGCGGTTTTTCATCAATGTTGAGAGATAATAACGGCTAACAAATTGACCGTATTCCTCTGCAAGATAGGATTCGGTTTTGTTGTCTGATTGCCGCATATGCTTTGCAGCCATTGAATCCATATCGTAAAACTCAATCAATGGATTGGTTTTATTTTCATCATATGTGAGGCAATGGTTTAGACCATATAAACCACCGGGCAATACTGCCCGGACGCACCACTTGATGCCAGATTCACGATCAATAGCTTTATATGTAATACTGCTCATAATTTCACCCTTGTTCTATTTACGTTATCGGCTTTCACCGTGTAACTGCTAGACAATCGCCTAGCATTTACAAGGTGGCACCCTTGCCGGGTGCCGCCAATGGTATGCGGTTTCTAATAGTCCAACCCTTTGCGCTTGCACTCTTCGACAACCGCTAGGCAATCATTGCCAATGGCTATCAATTCTGCGTTGTTGAAGCTATCAAACGCTGGATTCAGACTATCGGCATCTATTGCGCCAATGCCCGGTTGATATTCCCATTCTAGCGGTATATCAGCGCCACGCGCCGTCAATGTCTCACATATATCAAAAGCTAGGTTGATAGCCGCGCCAAATGGATCATGTTGGCCGTCGTTTTCGATTATTAGGCTTTTTGCGTTTTCATTCATTGTTTGCACCCTTTCCTATATGTTGACCGTGGCGGCAAAATCTGGCGCGATTGCCATATTTATTTCAGCAATGCGCCAATTTGTTATGCCGAACAATTCGCCGCGCTCTATGCGTTTTTTAAATATTTCTATAACCGTTTCGGCCTGCTGGCGGCTGGTAATGTATTCGCCGTTTACTGTCTCGCATATAAGAGATTCGCAGCTATCGCCGCCATAAATGCCCCATATGATATAGTTTTTCATTGGTTTATTTCCCTTGTGTTGTTGCGTTGTTGGCTTGCGCCATATAGACGCCAGCCGGATTGACTGGCGGCTATAAAGCGGCACGGTGAACCGTGCCAGCCGTTTAGTTGATGCGAAACGCGCTGTACCCGAACATTTCGTGGTGTTCGCCGTCATAGTGGGCGAAATGATGCCCATAGCCGTCATGCCGCAC